TGATTTGCATATAATAGCAGGGGGACCAAAAATTTATCTACAAGATAATACAGATGATGATGATCAAGCTATTATATTTAGAAATAATGCTGGGGTTGATGATTATAAAATAACAACTCAAGATTTTACAGGTTCAGGAGCAGGAGATGGAATGTTTATAGGATCAGAAAATGCAGATCAAGTAGCACTTGTTACAAATGACACTATAGCTTTAACTATAGATACTTCACAAAATACAACTTTTGCAGGTTCAATTACTGGCAAAGATAATGGTATTATTATTGATAGTCTTAGTGGATCATTTGGAAGAATACACGGTACATCTTCTATATTTTTAGGCGGAGGTAGCACTACTCAAGTACAACTTTCTGGTAATATAATGCCAGACGGCAATAATTCACGTTCTTTAGGTACTAGTAGTAGATATTGGTCAGAAACATATACAAGTGGTGTTACAAGTGGCGGTAATATTGTTATTAATTCAAATACACCTGTTCTTACATTAGGTGTAATTAATAGTTCAACTGGTAATGCTAAAGTTCAGTTTTATAGTAAAAATAGTGGAACATCTAATGGCTACGCTGTGCAATATAATAAAGATACTGGTATTGATAGACTAGAATTTATTGATGGTAGCGGAACTGCTAATATTAAATTTAATAATGGTGGTACAGCAGAATTTGCAGGCAGCGTAACAGCCTCTACAATTAATACAGGGCAAGGCGCTACAGAGGTTCATTTAATGAATCAAAATCTTAGGACAACTGATGATGTAACATTTGATGATTTAACAGTTACAGGTAATTTAACTATTACAGGTGATATTAATTCTTATAATGTTACAGACCTAGATATAACAGACAAAACAATTACATTAGGTAAAGGACAAGATGAGGGACACTCTGGGGGTTCAGGATTAATTGTAGATGGTTCTAGTGCAAGTATACTTTGGGATGAATCTAACGATACGTGGGATTTTAATAAAGGAATTTATATTACTGGTAATGATGGGAATGTTAATTTAGATGGTAATGCAGCAATTATATTTGATAATACAAATAATAATAATGGGTGGTATATTAGAAATGGCGGTAGCAATGCTGCTACTTTACAATTTGGATTAGGTACTAGTCCAGGCTCTAATATTAAACACACTTTTGCTGGCGATGGTTCTGTAACTTTTGCTACTTATGTAAATGCTGCAACTGGATTTAGAATGGCATCAGGGCAAGCAATAGATTTTGTTAGTACAAATATTGGTTATAATTCTATAGAAAGAAACACATCAGTAGGTGGTTTGCAAATTAACACTGGTGATTCTGCGTCAATGAATATATTAGATAATGGTAATGTAGGGGTTGGAGTTTCTTCGCCTAGTTATAAATTAGATGTTTATGATGATAGTACAAGTGGCGTTGTGCGTGTAAAAAATTCAGCAAACGGTAGAGATACTTTAAGATCAGAAAATGCAGCTGGAACTAGAACATTTAATATTGGTAATGACGCTAATGGTCACGGTATAGTTATAGTAAGAGGATCAGGTGGTACAACCACTAATTATATAGCCGGTAATGGTGCTTCATATTTTAACGCAGGTAATGTTGGAATAGGAGCTACTTCGCCTGGCCAAAAATTAGAAGTAGCTGGTAGAGTTAGGGTTACTACTGATCCAACAATAGAATTTTATGAGTCATCTAGTAAAAGAGGTGGTATTCAATGGGATTTAACAAATGATTATACAAATATATTTGCTGTTGGGGGTAATATAAGATTTGATATTGGTGGACAAAAATTATTAATAGAAAGCGCTACATCAACTTTTGAAACAGACATTGTTGTTAATAGTGCTGATTTAAAGTTACGAAATACTGGAACTGGGAATGCTTATATTAAAGCATACGCTGCAGGAACTGGTGCAGCAGGTTTATATATAGATGCTGTTAATGGTGACGGCGCAGGTAGTGATTATTTTTCACTTAGACAATTAGATAGTAAAGCTATTGAGTTTAACGCTAGAACAGGAACTGGTAATACTGTATTTTATTCTAAAGGTGTTTTAAATCTTACACAAAATGGTGCTAATTCAACTTTTGCAGGTAATGTAGAATCACAAGACACTTTTATTTTAAATTATGGTGGAAGTGGTAATAAATGGCAACAGTTATTTGATGGTTCTAATAATTGGAATTTAAGATATTATAATGGTAGTAGCTGGAGTTCTAATTATTTAAATATATCTACCTCTGGTGATGCAACTTTTGCTGGGAAAATTACTGCAGGAAAAGGTGTTAATTATACAGGTGGTACTATAGCTCAAGCAACAACTGTATTGCATACAAATAACATAGTATATAATATAGGTGGTTCAAATGGTATAATATTATCAAATGCTGATTACAGCGATAGATATTATATAACAAACGCAGATCATAGGTGGGAAGTTGGGAGCGCTGATGCAATGAGACTTAACTCAACAGGGTTAGGTATTGGAACAACAAATCCTGAAAATAAATTACACATATTAACATCAACCTCAGATACCACTCAACAATTACTTATACAAAATGGTAGCACTGGTGATGCAGCTATTAAGTTTAATATTTCAGGTGATACTTATTCATTTGGTATTGATAATAGTGATTCAGATAAATTTAAATTATCCGCAGGAAATTTAGGCACGAATGATAGAATAACTGTAGATTCAAGTGGTCTTGTTGGTATTGGAACCGCATCGCCTACATATAAATTGAGTGTACCAAGTGGTGGCATAGAGGCTGGTGGTAAAATAACATATTCAAAAAGCGCCGGTTCATTAAACGCAACTGGTTATGCAGTAGCGGGAATAACAGCGGCTGCAAATGGTAATGGAGCTTCATGTGGATTTACATTTACATGCTTTGGGCACACAGGGGCATATCAAAGAATAGTTTATTCTTGTTATAATGGCGCTGGAACATGGTATGCTAAAAAAGTTATAGATGAAGGTACTAATCAGCTAGACGTAGCTGCATCAGCAAATGGTTCTACAATTACATTTACATTTAAAGCAACGTCATCAACCATGAGTTATACACCAAGAGTAACAGTAGAAGCAACAGGTCATAATATAAATTCAACTTACGCATAAGATATGGCAGAAATTAAAAGATTATCAACCGAATTACAAGTAAAAGATAAATTACTAGATACAAGCGGAGATGCGGGAACCAGTGGACAAGTATTAAGTTCTACAGGTACTGGTACTAATTGGATTACACTTACTAGCGCTCAAACAACTGGGGCTACATTTACTGGAAATATAAATATAGATGAGCAATCTTTATATTTTTATAATGCTAGTGATAATTACTGGAGAGTACAAAATAATTCTGCTGGTAAATTAGTTTTTAAACAAGCCACTACTCAAAGAGGTATATGGTCTAGCGGTGAATTAGAATTAACTAATAATTTAATTGTTAGCGGCGGAACTTTACAATTAGGCAGCGATGTTACTTTATTTAGAGACGGTGCTAATATACTTAGAACAGATGATGTTTTACATGCTAATGGACATATACACGTTGGTGGGGCATCTGGAGGTGGAAATATATATAATAGATCAGACACTAGTAATTATATTGGGTTTTCTTCAAATGCTATAGCTTTTTCTAAAGATGCAACTTTTGCTGGTAGTGTTGATGTGAATGGTAGTGAAATAACAGTTGGCACAAATAACTCAAGATTTGCTGAAAATAATTTAAGATTTAAAAGCTCTGGAGCAGCTTATATAGATCACAATACAACTGGGCAATCGTTTATATTTAGAACATCTACAAGCTCAAGCTTAGATACAACAGCTTTAACACTAACAAACGCTGGTAACGCAACTTTTGCAGGTGGTATATCAGCTCCAAGCTCATTGAATTTTACCGCGAATACTGCAATAATAAAAGTAGGCAGCTCTTGGAATACCGGTAAATTTCAATTCTTAAATGGGGCAACTACAGCTATAGAGTTTGATATTCCAAATAATAGAATAAAAAATAATCTTGGAAAATATTTAACAGCATCTAGCGGAACAGGTCAATTTGGTTCTTTTGATAATCAGAGTATGTCTTTAGTGACTAACAATACTGCAAGACTTACTATTAACACTTCTGGTGATGCAACTTTTTCAGGCAATGTATTAGTGCCGAGCGGGTATGTTGGTAGAGATTCTCATAATCGCATAAATTTTGATACTGATGATAGTATTATATTTAGAGTGGCTGATACATATAGGGTTAGGTTTGATAGTGGTGCATTTTTACCTTATGCAGATAGCAGTTATAATTTAGGTAGTGATGCTAAAAGATGGGCAAGTGTATACATTGATACTTTATCTACGTCATCAGTTATAACAGCTAGTGGAAATGTAAGACTTCAATCTACTTTACAAGTATTAAACAAAGCACAAACATCTTATATAAACCTAGCAGCTAGAGACACAAGTGGTAGTGAAGTTGTATATAATTTATCAAATTTAGGCACTGCAACTTTTGCAGGTGATGTTACAGTTGGTGGTGACTTAAATATAACTGGAGATATAAATTCTGTTAGTGTTACTGATTTAGATGTAACAGATAAAACTATAACAGTTGGTAAAGGGCAAACAGCTGCTAATTCTGCTGGGTCAGGTATTGCAGTTGAAAGAACAGACTCTACAAATCCATCATTATTATGGAATCAATCAACTAGTAGATTTGATTTTAATACAGGTTTAACTGTAACTGGACAATTACACACAACTGGTTCTGTTTATGCAAAAGGTTCTTTATTTGTTAAAGATACAGATGGTACTAATAATCATATACAAGCAAGATCTAATGGTACTGAAGGATTTTTAACAGTTACCAATGGTAGTAACTGGGGATTCATTGTTAGAGGACCTGGTAATGATCCTAGAATAGGTGCCTACCACGGTGGAACTTTAAAAATAGAAGGTTTTCATAGTTCAGATGGAGCCACAGGGTCTAATGCTATTGATTTTGCTCAATTCCAATTTGGCAATGATCATTTCCAAATGAACGCCGCTACATCTACTTTTGCAGGTGAGTTATATATACCAGGTTATATAAACCATGCTGGTGATTCTGGGACTGCAATTGGATTTGATGCTGATGATGTTATAAGATTAAAAACGGCTAGTTCAACAGCAATGCAAATTGATTCAAGCCAAAATGTAAAAGTTGTAGCTGGTAAGTTACAAATTAGTGGTGATAATGATCATTTTGTAGAACTTGTACAAAGTGGTAATGGTGATTTTACTATAGATGCCCCAGATGATATTAGGTTAGACGCAGGGGGTGGCGATATAGTATTAAGAGCAGGTGGTACAGAATTTTCGCGACTAACATTTAATAATCCAGGTTTACATGTTCAAGCTACACAAACAAATGCTAGTATATATTTAACACCAAATGGAACAGGTAATGTATATGCAAGTACAGATACATTTATTGTAAGTGCCTACGAAAACGAGACTGCTAAAATATTATTAAGAACAGACGAGAGTGATGATAATGGAGATGATTGGTATATAACTAATGAATTAAATAATGACTTAACATTTAAAAATGATAGAACAGGTTCACAATTAGCAAATTTAACAATTACACCTCAATCACCTTCTTCAAGCTCAATTGCAACTTTTGCAGGTAATGTAACTGTTACAAATAATTTAACAGCAAATTTACTTTACACTGATTTTGTACAAACAAGAAACGGCGCTAAAATAGACTTTAGACATCAAGACGGCTCCGTTATTATGATGATAGATACTGATGATGCAAGAGTTGGTATTGGACATACAGCGCCTAATAAAAAATTAGTTATTAAATCTAGTGGTGCAGATGATGGTATAAATTTAAGAAGAAATTCTAATGATGCTGTAATAGCTACTGTTATTGAAACTGGCAGCGGAGACGGTGCTTTACTTTTAGCATCAAATTCAGGCTCAACAACATCATTGCTAAGAGGTACTGGAACCAGCTATATCAATAGTGGTACTTTTTATGTTGGGCAATCTTCAGATTATTTTGGCGGAAATACAAACATTCAATTAAATTCTGGTTCATCTAGTAAAAACGTAGGTATAAGAAGTAATATATTATACCTATATTCTCACGGTAATAATAGCACATCTAAATTAATATTTGGAGATGGTAGCGCTAACTTTGGATTATTTTCTAATGATACTGAATTTGCGCTATATAATTACGGTACCGCAACAAACTCCCTTGTAGTAAATAGGAGTACTAATGCAGCAACTTTTATAGCAAGTGTTCATTTAGATAGTGACTCAGCTCAACTGCAGTTTGGCGATGACAATGACATGCAGGTTTATCATAACGGTGCCTCTGGCCATATTGTTAATGGCACGGGTGATTTAATATTCAGAAACAATACAGATGATGGACGTATTAGATTCCAGTGTGATAATGGTTCTGGCGGGTATGCTTCATATTTTGATTTGCAGGGGTCACAAGCTAATAGCTCAAGAGTATATACAAATTGGTATGATAATTCTGTAATAACTCTCGGTAATGGCTTAGACACACAGCTATATCATGACGGTACAGATACTATTTTTTATCATCAAACAGGTGATTTAATTTTTAAACAAGCTTCAGATAATAACGATATAATATTTCAAAATGATGATGGCTCAGGTGGCTTAACTCAATATTTTAGATTAGATGGTGGAACAATAAAATCAATTTTTAGCAAACCAGTACAATTTATTGATAGTACAAAACTTTTTATAGGTTCTTCAAATGACTTAGAAATATTTCACGATAGTTCAAATACTTATATTGAAAACTATACAGGAAATTTTATTTTCACACAAGCACTTGATGATGGCGATATGATATTTAAATGCGACAATGGAAGTGGAGGTACAACTGAATATTTTAGATTAGATGGTGGCGCAGAATATATAAGCATACAAAAAAACACGGTACATCCAGATTCTGTTTATACTTATTGGGGTGATGCTAATGATTTTTATATAGGTCATGATTCTAATAATACAAATTTAATAAATAGTACAGGGCATTTATATATTGCAAATTACGCCAATGATAGTGATATAATTTTTCAATCTGATGATGGTAGTGGAGGAGTTGAAAATTATATACAAATTGATGGTAGTGAGGGAAGAACAACATTTAATAAAACTATAAGATTAAATGATAACGCACAATTGCAAATTGGTAGTTCCAATGATGCTTATATAATGCATAATGGTACACATACATATTTTGTTAACGGTGTAGGTAATTTAGAAATAACAAATGACACAAATGATGGTGATATTATATTTAGCACAGATGATGGTTCTGGAGGAGTTACACAATATTATAGAATTGATGGCGGAGCAAGCTTAAATGTATTTAATAAAGATATTTTCTTAGCTGACAATAAAAAAGCTTTATTTGGTAGCAATAGCGATTTACAAATATACCATGACGGAAGTGATTCTTATATTAAAGATGCAGGCACAGGTAATCTTTTTATACAAGCAGCAGCTAATGTTCAGATAGAGAGCTCTACATCAGGCGAAAATATGGCTGTATTTAACGAAAATAGTGCTGTTGAATTATATTACAATAATAGTAAAAAGTTTGAAACAACAAATACTGGTATAAACGTAAATGGAGATATAGCTGATAGGAATATACCTTGTATTATAAATACTGGGTGGGGTGATGATTCTTCAACTACTAGCAATATAATGGTTCCACTAGGTAACACGGTTGATGATGTTAGCACAGGTGCAATGGACGGTGAACATACATTTGTTGCTCCTTATGCTGGTAAGATTGTAAAAATAATAATGAAAAATACTAACGGCTCACTTAGTACAAGTTTTACAACAGAATTAAAATATTATAAAAACGGCTCTAGCACAGCAACAAGTGGGGAATTAACAGCATCGAGTAGCGCAATAACATGGGCTCCAACATCAAGCAATACTTTTGCTGCTGGCGATGAAATTAATATACTCTATCAAAAAAGTGCTGGCTCTAAATATTGGAGAGAAGTTTCAATGACAATAGTAATAGAATTAACAGATTACGATATATAAGATATGGGATATTGGGAAAATTTAAACACAGACAATTTAAATCTTAAAACTGACGGGGAAATTAAGTACGTAGACGGTGCTTTACAACTAGTTCCTTGGATGGAAGGATTAGACGATAATTTATATCAAGGATGTATTGACGATTTATTAAAAATGAATTGGGCAAATTACAAGTTATATTTAGTTGGTGGGCTTTTACAAGGCTGGAAAACAACTGATATAGATATTTGCATAACAGGTGAAATGGATGAAAATTTACCAGTTTTAATGAAAGCAGCAATGGAACTAGGTCCTTTTGATATGTATTATGTAAAGTCTTTAGACGATATAAAAGGAACAAGTAATAGAATATGGGAATTTGCAAAACCAGATTGTAAAGCACATGAGGGTGCCGCTAGATGGCATGGTCAATGGAAAGCTGATGGTATGTTCTGGATGACTGAAAAATTTGATCCCAAAGGTAGAACTTACGACAAAGAACCTTTAGCATTAAATTAATAAAGTAAAAATTACGTAAAATACGTAATGATATAAACATAGTAATAACAATTAAAATTAAATTTTATGACAAAGAAAACAGATGATTTAAAAATCACAGACGAAGAATTAAAACTAATTCAAGAAAAAGTACAAGAAATTAATAATTTGCAAATGCAAGTTGGTGGATTGGAAATTCAAAAACAGATGGGTGTAATGCAGGTTAATCAAGCGCAGGCTCAATTAGTAGAGTTGCAAAAAACACTTGAAGAGAAATATGGTAAAGTTTCAGTAAATTTAACTGATGGAACCATAAAAGAGATTGAGGAAGATGAGGCTAATAAGGAAGATTAGTATAGGGAGAGATTATAAAAATGATGCAATGCATTATTCTGTTGGACAAGAAGTATATGGTGGTCATACAATAGATTCAATTATTGAAGAAGATAATAAATTTTCTATTTTTATTAAAAAAAAGAACGAGGTTTTACCTTGGAAAGACTTTAATAAAAATATGGCTGTAGCAGTTGAATACAATTTAGAATACTAATGCGTGGCGTTTTTGATTTTATAATAAAACCAAAAAACAAAAGATACGACAATATAAAACAAATCGATGATAAAGAGCTGATATTAAATTCAGAAATATCTGATCATCGATATGTAAGTCGTATTGGTGTTGTTTTATCAACTCCTAAATTAGAAGATACCGAAATTAAAATAGGTGACGAAGTTGTCGTGCATCATAATGTTTTTAGAAGATGGTATGATGTTAGGGGTATAGAGCAAAATAGTAGAAGCTATTGGGAGGATAACAAGTATTTTGTTAAGTCAGACCAAATATTTTTATATAAAAGAAATAACAAATGGTATGCACCAAAAGGTTATTGTTTTATTAAACCAATTGAATCAAATAATATATTATTAGAAAAAGAAGTTCCATTAAGGGGTATTATCAAATATGTTGATAAAGAGCTTAAAGATATAAATAAAGAAGATTTAGTTGGATTTACACCGAGCAGTGAATATGAATTTATTGTTAATGGTGAAAGATTGTATAGAGTATTAACTAATTCAATATCTATTAAGTATGAACGTCAAGGAAACGAAAAAGAATATAATCCAAGCTGGGCATAGGGCAGTTGAGGAACTTATTAAGGTTGCTAAAGAAGCTATTGTAGATAGTGATGATGATATATCAGCTGATAGATTAAAAAACGCAGCAGCAACTAAAAAGCTGGCAATATTTGATGCTTTTGAAATACTTAATCGAATACAAGAAGAGGAAAATATGTTAAACGATAAGCCTAAAGAAACAAAAAAACAGAATAGTTTTAAAGGGTTTGCTGAAGGAAGATCAAAGTAATGTATAAGCAATCATTATATAGCGTTATAGAGCCTATAAAAATCAATACGATTAAAAGGCTTAATAAAGCAAAAAAGTGGAAATACGGCTATAATAAAGAGCACGACGTTATCGTTATAAGTAAAACGGGAATGATTGGTGAGATATATGAAATACAAAATCTTAAAATAGCTTTACCAAAACAAAAAAATATATATAAATTTGAAAATAATAAGTGGGGTAGGTTTGAATATCCAAAACCTTTAGAAAGAATTAAAAATGTTTTAGATTTCAAACAATATCCACAAGAATTTAAAGAAAAATGGTATGATTACATCGATAATGAGTTTACCCGTAGGGAGGAAGGTTTTTGGTTTTATAACAAAGGCATTCCTACTTACATTAGTGGTACTCATTACATGTACCTGCAGTGGTCTAAGATTGACGTCGGGGCTCCAGAGTTCAGAGAGTCAAATAGATTATTCTTTATTTTCTGGGAAGCTTGTAAGGCAGATCCACGATCCTATGGGATGTGTTACCTTAAGAATAGGCGTTCCGGGTTTTCTTTCATGGCCTCAGGAGAGGTGGTTAACTTGGCAACCATATCAAGTGACTCCAGGTATGGTATATTATCCAAGTCCGGTCCTGATGCAAAGAAGATGTTCACAGATAAGGTGGTACCCATATCAGTTAATTATCCCTTCTTTTTCAAGCCGACCCAGGACGGAATGGACCGTCCAAAGACCGAGCTTGCCTACCGTGTCCCCGCAACCAAGTACACCCGTCGTAAACTTACCGCCGCACCCACTGCCGCCGACGAAACCCTGGAGGATCTCAAGGGACTTGACACGACCATCGATTGGAAGAACACCGGTGATAATGCCTACGATGGGGAGAAACTCAAACTCCTCGTACACGACGAATCAGGGAAGTGGGAAAAGCCCAATAATATCCTCAACAACTGGAGGGTCACGAAAACCACATTAAGATTAGGTAGTAGGGTAATTGGTAAGTGTATGATGGGTTCAACAAGTAACTCGTCAGATAAAGGTGGTGATAATTTTAAAAAATTATATAATGACTCAGATGTTACAAAAAGAAACCGCAATGGACAGACTCGCTCAGGACTCTATTCTTTGTTCATTCCTATGGAATGGAATTTCGAAGGATTCATTGATTCTTATGGAATACCTGTATTCGAAACACCGGAAAAAGAAATTAAGGATTTCCACGGATCAATTATTGATGTTGGAGTTATTAGCCACTGGGAAAATGAAGTTGAAGGTTTAAAAGGAGACCAAGACGCATTAAACGAATTTTATAGGCAATTTCCTAGAACCGAAGAACATGCCTTTAGAGATGAAACAAGAAATAGCATATTTAATCTAGCAAAAATTTACGAACAAATTGATTACAATGATGAAGTCGCAAATCTGTCGCAAGTTACCGTTGGCAGCTTTACGTGGAAAAATGGAATTAAGGACACAGAGGTCCAGTTTACACCAAATCTTAACGGAAGGTTTAAAATCAGCTGGGTTCCGAGTATAAAATTACAAAATAATATTATAATTAAAAATGGTATAAAATACCCAGGTAATGAACATATGGGTGCTTTTGGTTGTGATAGTTATGATATATCAGGAACAACTGACGGGCAAGGCTCCAAGGGGGCTTTGCATGGCTTAACTAAATTTAGTATGGATAATGCTCCTGCTAATATGTTTTTTTTAGAATATGTAGCCAGGCCCCAAACAGCTGAAATGTTTTTTGAAGATGTTTTAATGGCTTGCATATTTTATGGAATGCCAATACTTGCAGAAAACAATAAACCTAGATTATTATATTATTTTAAAAGAAGAGGTTATAGAGGTTATTCAATGAATAGGCCTGATAAGGCTAAGAATAAGTTATCAGTAACAGAAAAAGAAATAGGTGGAATACCTAACTCAAGTGAAGATATAAGACAAGCACACGCGGCTGCAATTGAAACTTATATTAATGACCACGTTGGTATTATGTCAGATGGTTCATATGGAGATCTATATTTTAATAGAACACTTAATGATTGGGCTAAATTTGATATAAATAAAAGAACAAAGTTTGATGCCGCTATTAGCTCAGGCTTAGCAATTATGGCATGTAATAAAAATAAGTATAGACCACACGCTGAAAGAATAAAGCAAAAAGTAAATATTAATTTTTCAAAATACGAAAATAAAGGAAGTTTATCAAAAATAATAAAAGAATAGTATGGCTGAATCAGTTATGAAATCACATTTTCCAAGTCAAACCGTAGGAGACGATGTAAAGTTGAGTATGGAATATGGCTTAGAAGTTGCAAGAGCTATAGAAAATGAGTGGTTTAAAAAATCGCATGGAGTAAATAGATTTTTTCAAAACCAAAATAATTTTCATAAATTAAGATTGTATGCTAGAGGAGAACAAAGCATACAAAAATATAAAGACGAATTATCTATTAATGGTGATTTATCATATCTTAATTTAGACTGGAAGCCAGTTCCTATTATACCTAAATTTGTAGATATAGTTGTAAATGGTATTGCAGAAAGAACTTATGATATAAAAGCATTTTCACAAGATCCATTTGGTGTTAATAAAAGAACCAAATATATGGAAGGTATGCTTATGGATATGAAAACTAAAGAGTTATCTGAGTATGCCCAAAAAGAATTTGGTATTAATATATATAATTCACCCGCAGATCAACTCCCAGAAAATAACGAAGAGTTAGAATTACATATGCAGCTAAGCTATAAGCAAGGAATTGAAATTGCAGAAGAACAAGCTATAGCAACTATATTCAATCAAAATAATTATGAGTTAACTAAGAAAAGGTTTTATTATGATTTAGCTGTTCTTGGAATGGCTTGTGTTAAAAACAATTTTACACAATCAGAAGGAATAAAAATTGAATATGTTGATCCTGCAAATATTGTTTATTCTTATACTGAATCCCCGTATTTTGATGACATATATTATGTAGGTGAAATTAAAAATGTTAATATATCAGAAGTTAAAAAAGAATTTCCAAATTTAACAGATGAAGATTTAAAGAAAATACAAAGCCAAGGTAATGGAGATTACAATAGCTACAACAAGTATAATTCTCAAGTTAATAATACAGATAATAACTCAGTTCAATTAATGTACTTTAGTTACAAAACGTACATGAATGAGGTTTATAAAGTAAAAGAAACGGCAACTGGTGCTGAAAAAATTATTAAAAAATCAGACGCTTTTAATCCACCAATGGTTGAGGGATTAAAATTTGAGCGTATTGCTAAAAATATTGAGGTTGTCTATGAAGGTGTATATTTACCAGGGGCTAAACAATTGCTTAAATGGAATCTTTGTGAAAATATGTTGCGTGAAAAAAGCGATGTAAATAAAGTTAAACTTAATTATTCTATAGTAGCTCCAAGATTATATAATGGGCAAGTTGAATCTTTAGTTAGCAGAGTCACTGGATTTGCAGATATGATTCAATTAACTCATTTAAAAATTCAACAAATACTTTCTAGGATGGTTCCTGATGGTGTATATGTTGATGCTGATGGATTAGCAGAAGTTGATTTAGGTAATGGCAGTAACTACAACCCTCAAGAAGCATTAAACATGTTTTTCCAAACTGGTAGTATAATTGGTAGATCATTTACATCTGATGGGGACATGAATCCTGGTAAAGTACCAATACAAGAAATAAATAATAGCGCAGGTACTGGTAAATTAGCGGCATTAATAAGTACATATAATTATTATTTACAAATGATGAGAGACGCCACGGGACTTAATGAAGCTAGAGATGGAAGTTCGCCAGATAAAAATGCGTTAGTTGGTGTGCAAAAATTGGCAGCGGCTAATAGTAATACAGCTACAAGACATATATTGCAAAGTGGATTATTCCTAACTGCTGAAATGGCTGAAAAAATATCATTAAGAATTTCAGATGTTTTAGAATATTCCCCAACAGCAAGTGCATTTATTCAAAGCATAGGTTCTCATAACGTTGGAACATTGAAAGAATTATCAGAATTACATTTACATGATTTTGGTATATTCTTAGAATTAGAACCGGATGAAGAAGAAAAACAACTATTAGAAAATAATATTCAAGTAGCAATAGCACAAAATAATATTGAATTAGAAGATGCTATTGATATTAGAATGATTAAAAATGTTAAACTTGCTAATCAACTTTTAAAATTAAGAAGAAAGAAAAAGCAAGAAAGAGACCAGCAAATGCAACAACAAAATATCCAAGCACAATCACAGGCAAATGCTCAGGCACAGCAGGTTGCAGCACAAGCAGAGGTACAAAAACAACAAGCTCTAACTCAAAGTAAAATACAATTAGAACAAGCTAAAAACGAATTAGATACTAATAAACTTTACAGAGAAGCAGAGTTAAAAAAGCAGTTAATGCAAATTGAATTTCAAATGAATATGGCTTTAGCAAAAGTTAAAGCTGATTCAGAATCTATTGGAATGCATAAAAAAGAAGATCGTAAAGATGAACGTACAAAAATACAGGCATCTCAACAATCTGAATTAATTGACCAGAGAAAATCTGGTAAACCGCCTAAAAAATTTGAATCGGCAGGAAACGATATATTAAGCGGTAATTTTAACTTAGGTGCGTTTGAACCTAAGTAATATATAAATTGTATAATCATATAATATTTTATTATGGCAAAAGAAATTAAAGCTAAAGTGTTAGACACAGGTGAAGAATTATCTGTGCAAGAAAAAGAAGAAGTAGTACAAAAAAATGCAGGGTTTGATGAAGAATCAAACATGTATAAAGTTGACTACAGTAAAATTAATAACCAAGAAGATACCGTTCCAGAGCAAGTAGAAGACGCTCCAAAACAAGAAACCCCCGACGAAGTTGTTGAGGAAGTTGTTGAAGAAGTCGTTGCTGAAGAGGCCCTTGAAAACAATAAAGAGGAAGAATCGGTAGAAGAAGAATCGGTATTACAAGAAATTACAGATGAAGAAGATTCAGCTGACGATACAGGAGTGGAAACAGGCGTTGAAGTTGCCGACCCCACACCGGAACAAAAAGAAGTATTACCGGAAGTTGAAGCACAAGAATCAATAGACTATCCAGAAAATATCCAAGACTTAGTTAAGTTTATGAATGAAACTGGTGGAGATTTAGAAGATTATGTTGCTTTAAACAAAGATTATGAAAAGTTCGAACAAATGGATTTATTACAAGAATATTATTCTCGCAGTAAACCACATTTGTCACAAGAAGAAGTAACGTTTTTAATTGATGATAGTTTTTCTTATGATGAAGAAATTGACGAACCTAATGATATAAAAAGAAAAAAATTAGCTTTTAAAGAAGCGGTTGCTGAGGCAAAATATCAATTAGAAAATGCTAGAGCAACATATTATAAAGAAATTAAGGCTGGGAGCAGGTTGACACCTGAGGCCCAGAAAGCTATGGATTTTTTCAATAGATATAATGAAGAAACCGAAGCTAATCAAAAAATAACACAATCTCAAAGAGATGTGTTTAACAGTAAAACCACTTCGCTTTTTAACGATAAGTTCAAAGGTTTTGAATATAATGTCGGGGATAAGAGATTTAGGTTTAATGTGAAGAATGTAAATGAGGTTAAAGAAACCCAGAGCGACATCAATAACTTTACTAAGAAGTTCTTGGATAAAGAAAATAAGATGGCTGATGCTCCTGGTTATCATAAAGCTTTGTTTACCGCGATGAATTCCGATGCTATCGCTCAACACTTTTATGAACAAGGCAAGGCAGATGCTATTAAGCAATCTGTTAAGTCTGCCAAAAATATCAATATGAGTCCTAGATCAGGGCACCAAGATATTGAGGCTGGTGGAATGAAAGCAAGAGTTGTTAGCGGAGATGATTTGTCAGGAATTAAACTAAAATTAAAAAACTATTAAAAACTTTTGAAAAATGGCAAATAATGTTTCATTTGCTGGCCCAGCGGCCGGCAGTTTAGTTAGCCCAGCAACTCAAAAAGTAACGCTGTCGTCTAACTATTTAAATTTTCATGGTACAGATGGAAAAAATTGGTCACAACAATTTTTACCTGAATTGTACGCTCAAGAGGTAGAAAGGTACGGTAACCGTTCTGTTTCTTCATTCTTGAGAATGGTAGGTGCTGAAATGCCTATGGCTTCTGACCAAGTTATTTGGTCTGAGCAAGGTAGATTACACCTAGCTTATAATGGTACTGTAGATGTAGTTACTGGTATAGTTACTGCAATTACAGGAATTGACTCAGGTGCAACAGAAGCTCACGCAGTTAGAAAAGGAGCAACTGTAGTAGCTGTAGTAGAAGGAGTAGTATTTAAAGCTCGTGTTAATAAAGGGATCGAAGATGCCACTGCAGATTATGCTAATGGTGTTAAATTAGACCTTATGCCTTATGGAGCTGAAAATATTAATGACTTAGCTGGAACATCAGCTACAGGTAGTAAAGCTATCAAGTTCTTTGTATACGGTTCTGAATTTGGAAAAGGAACTGATTCTATGACTAACGCTATTGAACCAAACTTTAAATCATTTACTAACAGACCAATTATTATCAAAGATCACTTTGAGGTTTCTGGTTCTGATACAGCTCAAATTGGTTGGGTTGAAGTAAGTGGTGAGTCTGGAGCAGCAGGTTACTTATGGTATATGAAGGCTGAAGGTGATACTAGAGTAAGATTTGAAGACTATTTAGAAATGTCAATGATTGAAGCAGAAAAGGTGGCTACATCTGGAACTGCAACTGCTGATTCCCAGCTTCATGATTTAACAGGTGGTGGTGTTCAAGGTACTGAGGGTCTTTTATCCGCTATTGGTTCTAGAGGTATTGTATCAACTAATCAATTTGATTCAGGTGCAGTATTATCGGAATTTGATGATCTATTAAAAGAACTAGATAAGCAAGGAGCTATTGAAGAGAACATGATGTTCTTAAATAGAGACGCAAATCTAGTTGTTGATGATTTATTAGCTGGATTAAACCCTAATATTTCAACAGGTGTAAATTACGGTGTATTTGAAAACTCTGCTGACATGGCACTTAACTTAGGATTCTCTGGATTTAGAAGAGGTTCTTATGACTTTTATAAAACTGACTGGAAATATCTTAACGATAAATCTACAAGAGGTTTAGTAGGAGGATTAAAAGGACTTTTAGTACCAGCTGGTACATCTTCAGTGTATGACCAAATGTTAGGTAAAAATGTTAGAAGACCTTTCTTACACGTAAGATATAGAGCATCTGAAACTGATGATAGAAGAATGAAATCATGGATTACTGGTTCTGTAGGTGGAGCATCTACAACTGGTAAAGATAACATGGAAGTTCACTATCTTTCAGAAAGATGTCTAGTAGTACAAGCTGCTAACAACTTTATCAGATTTGACTCTTAATACTTAATTTAAAAGGAATGGGTGCTTCGGCACCCTGCCCTTTTTATTTTTAACTTTTATTATATTATATCATGGAAAAAACAAAAACGACTAAGGTTGTAGAACCTGTAGTAGAAAAGGCTGTGGCACCTAAAATAAAAAAGTCACAATTTGTAGATAAATTATATGAACTAACAATAGGTGAATCTCCTATAGTTTATATGATAAAAAGTAGAGGATGTTTATGGTTTGACAAAGAACTAGGCTATGAAAGAGAAATTAAATATTGTGAAAATCAAAAAACAATATTTGCTGATGAAATGAAAGGCCCAGAAAGATTAACCCATGTTGTTTTTAGGGACGGACAATTATATGTTCCTAAAGAAAAACAAACTTTGCAAAAATATTTAGCACACCACCCAGATTTAAATAAAAAATTTAAAGAACATAATCCAGTACAAATAGCAGAAAATGATATTGACTATTTAGAAATGGAAATTAAAGCTTTAAATTTAGCTCAATCTTTAGAATTGGATCATATTGAAGCAATTTTAAGAGCTGAGATTGGAAATGGAGTGTCTAAGATGACTTCTAAAGAACTTAAAAGAGATTGCTTGCTATTTGCTAGAAGAAATCCTTCTTTGTTCTTAGAATTAGCTAATGATGAAAATCTAAATATTAGAAATGTAGGTATAAAAGCAACAGAACAAGGTATTATTAAACTATCTAATGACCAAAGAACATTTATGTGGGGGTCAACTGATAGAAAATTAATTAAAGTTCCATTTGATGAAAACCCATATTCAGCATTAGCAGCTTACTTTAAAACCGATGACGGAATTGAAGTATTTCAAAATATTGAAAAAAAATTAAAGTAAAGCAATTGTAGGAAAAGGCCTGCGATTGTGGGCCTTTAACCTATAACAATAATATAATGGCAGTAAACGTAAACACAGTATACCAAAGAGTGTTAGCTATAACTAACAAAGAACAACGAGGATATATTACTCCTCAGGAATTTAACACAATGGCCAATCAAGCTCAGTTAGATATATTTGAGCAATACTTTTATGATTTAAATCAATTTAGCAGAATACCTGGAAATCAAACAGAATATTCTGATATAATGGAAATCTTAGAAGAAAAAATAAGTATATTTGAAAAAGTATTAATATCAGTTTCTGGAGGCACTACCTTACCAGCTGATTTATACAGATTAGGTTCTATATTAACGAACTGTCCTACATGTAGAGAAGCAGAGCAAGTATCTCAAAAAGAATGGCTATATCTTCAAAAATCACCTATTGCTCAACCATCAAATGAATTTCCTATATTTATAAGAGACAACGCTGGGATAAAAGTATATGGTGATGTTAATACAACTACAAATTTAGCAACACAAATAACTAGTAATGTTTATGCTAATTATGTAAAAGTACCCGCAACAGTATCATGGACTGCAAACTCAACAACAGGATTATACGATTCAGCTAGCTCAGTTAATTTTGAACTACATGAATCTGAAGAAACAGAATTAGTTAATAAGATATTAGCATTGGCTGGTATATTATTAAAAGATGGCAATCTTTACCAAACAGGATCAGCCGAAGAAATGAAGGATATACAACAAGAAAAAGCATAATAAATGGGATTTATAAATCAAACACATTATCAGTATTATACTCCGGGGGAAAAATTTACAGCAACAGCTAATCAAACCGAGTTTCAATTAACAATGGACCCCTTGCCATCAAACAAATCATTTATTATTGTTTTTATAAATGGCTCCGAGGTAGACGATAATATATATAACTATGCATCAACCGGGAGTAATGCAGGTAAAGTAATATTTACAACTGGTAATCAAAGAGCGGCTGGAGATGTTGTAGAAATTAAGTTAACAACACCAGTAGGCGGTTATAGGTATATATCTTTATCAGATATAGTTAATAATTTTATGATTTCTTATGTTGGTAAAGATAAAATAATACCTAGAGTTAAAAGAACAGATGTTTTATTTCATGCTAAAAGAGGTCTACAAGAATTCAGTTATGATTTAACCAAGGTAGAAAAAATACAAGAAGTTGAAGTTGGTAATTCTTTATCAATATTAATGCCACAAGATTATGTAGATTATGTCCAAATATCCAGAATTGACAAAGCAGGCGTAGAAAGACCTTTATATCCTATAAGATATACATCTATACCAACAGAATCTATATTACAAGACTCAGATGCGGAATATTTATTTGATGATGACGATAGTTTATTAACTCAGACCCCGGTTACACAAACAAGATTTAAAGATACTAATACCGGTAATTTTACAGGATTATTTAATAGCGATGTAGAAAATGACTTAGAAAGAGCACATGAAAGAATATCTGAATACGGCGGAAGATTTGGGTTAAATCCAGAAACTGCTCAAAAAAATGGTAATTTTATGATAGATGAATTAAATGGTAAATTTCATTTTACATCTGATTTAGCTAATGCTGTAATAACAATAAAATATATTTCAGACAGTATGGGAACTGATTCTGAAATGAAAGTACATAAGTTTGCAGAAGAAGCTTTATATAAACATATTGTATATTCTATAGTAAGTGCTAGAACAAATTTTCCAGAGTATGTAATTCAAAGATATAAAAGAGATAGATTTGCATCAATGAGAAACGCAAAATTAAGATTAGCAAACCTCAACCCTAGAGAGTTAGCTCAAGTAATGAGAAATAAATCTAAAGTAATAAAACACTAAAGTATGCCAGAAATTAAAAATGCTTTTATACAGGGTAAAATGAATAAAGACCTTGATGAAAGATTGATTCCTAATGGTGAATATAGAGACGCTGTAAATGTTGACGTTGACTTTTCAGAGGGTAGTGATGTTGGCGCGTTAAGAAGTATTTTAGGTAATACCCAAAGAGATACAATAAGTTTATCTAGTGCAAAATGTATTGGTACTGTAAAAGATATTAAAAATAATAAAATATATTGGTTTATTACATCTTCAGCAAAAGATTTAATAGCAGAATGGGATTATCAAGCAAACACATACGATACAATAATAGTTGATAGTGGAAGCGTATTAAATTTTAATACTAGTAATTTTATAACTGGAGCAAATGTTATTGATGGTATTTTATTTTTTACAGATAATTTAAATGAACCCAGACAAGTTGATATTGAATATTGGAGAAGTCAAACTTCAGGCTCTACTGGTACAAGCACAGGTTTAACAGCTGAAAGGATAAACGTTATTAAAAAGTCGCCACAGGCTGCGCCTGGATTAACTATGAGTAGTTCTACAAGAGGTGGGGCTGGTACTGAAGGGGGTAATACGGTAACTTGTACTATTAATTTAGCGGCTAGCAGCGGTAGTGGGTTACAAAACGCAAAAGACTCTGGGGCAACAGTGTCTGGTACATTTAGTGCTGATCCCACATATCTTGCAAATGATGTTATAGTATTTACTTTTGATTTTGTTGCAGCGGATGGCGTAATAACTAAAACAGAAGCTAGAATAAAAATGGCTTCAAATTACGGGGGAGGCACAAGTTTTACAGGCGCTGAAATATTAACAATAAGTAAACAAGTTAGGGGTGCGGCTGTAGCTTATACATGTATATTACAAGAAGATAACCCTCTTTTTGAATTAAAATTTCCAAGATTTTCATATAGATATAAATATAATAATGGTCAATATTCGTGCTTGGCACCATTTTCTAATGCTGCATTTTTACCTGATAGTACTGTTGGTTCAGGTTCTGGTTTTGAATATGATGCAGAAGATGGTTATAATAAAGCAATGGTAAATACACTGCGCTCGTTAACACTTACAAATTTAGATAGTAATATACATGCGGATGTTGATGAGATTGATGTAATATATAGAGAATCCGTGGGAACAAATGTATATATTGTAGATACTATAAAAAGACAATCAAATAACAGTATTGCTAATACATTTGAAGTAAAAGATGAACAAATATTTAAAGTATTACCATCAAATCAATTACTAAGATTATTTGACAGTGTGCCTAAAAAGGCAAAGTCACAAGATATAACAGCAAATAGATTAATATATGGTAATTATACACATCAATTTGATTTACCTGTTACACCTATTACATTTGATATTGGTTTAAGGAATAGATATGACCCTACTGATTCTAATAGAAATGAAAGACAATCTATGAAGTCTAATAGAACTTACCAAGTGGGTGTTGTATATATGGATCAATACGGTAGACAAACTCCGGTTCTTACAGATAAGACTGGTATTATAAAAATACCACAAGGGCAAGCTAAAAATATGACGCAATTAATGGCTAAAATAACTTCTTCAGCCCCGTCTTTTGCAACAAATTATAGATATTTTATTAAAGAAATTTCATCTATACAATATAATTTATGTGCTGATAGTTTTTATCAAGATGATCAAGGTTATGTATATGTATCATTTCCATCAGCAGAAATTAATAAAGTTGATGTTGATGATATATTAATTTTAAAGAAAAAAACAGGTAATAATCCATCTGAAATTACAGATAAATTTAAAGTATTAGACAAGCTTACAACTCCTCCACAGTTCTTAGCGAAGCCTATGAAAGAAGACTATAGGCCGTCATCATTTGGTTTTAGTAGAAATTTTGAGCAAGACCACAATCAAACTAAAATAAAACCAGGTTCAACACCTGTGCCAGATAAAAACAGGGTTACAATAAGAACTGCATTTAATATTGGTGAATTAAAAATAGCAAGTGATACTGCAAAATTTACAGCAATGCCCACATCTTTTTTTGAAACCGACGCAGGGTCAGGACATGGTGTTTCAAAAGACGCATATGCTGCTTTTAGCCCGGGTAAAAAAGTTAAATTTATATGTGGAGATGATGAAAGTAAAGTTTATGAAGTAAAATCAAAAGAAGTAAACTTTAATGGCAATGATGATATTGAATTACATTTTACTGAAGAATTTGGTAATGATGTTATAGCTTTATATGAAGATTACGAAAATAACCCTACAACAACAGAATTAAGAAAGGGTGTTAAATTAGTCAGTCTTAAAGAAATTGATGAAAGCGGTAATCCAGAATTTGAAGGTAGATTTTTTTTAAAATTAAAAGCTGATACTAATTTAATAAATGAATTAAGAGGTGAAACTACTAATGTTCAAAACTTAAAAGCAATTAGCACAATATCTTTAGATGGTGATGAAGATGATGATGACCCAAGACAATTACATTTTTTATGCGGTGGTAATGCCGGTGAAAATACTTCTTCTTCATCTGTTAGAAATGCAGTTGTTACAGCAGGTGGGTGGTCAACAACATCAGGGCATGTTGGATGGGACAATACTAACCATGGTGGTGAATTATTAAATGCTAATTATCATTTTGCTATAAGAACCGATAAAGATTATTCAGACGCAAATTCATCTTATGGTTCACTTCCTTTTTTAACAAATTTAAAAGCTGGTAATTATTTAAGGTTTGATAATGGCCCAGCTGCAGATTCAAACTATTATAAAATAGAAAAAGTATTTCATTATCAGGAATCAAGTGGTAATAGAAGAGTATATGGTATTAGTCTAGATACAAATTTAACGCAAAGATTAAGAAGACAAGGTGAAGATGGTGTTTCAAATGTTATGCAAATAACAGTGTATGAAGTTGGTTCAGATAATTTAAAAAATATTATAAATCCACCTGTATTTGAAACAGAGCCTCAAGATGATGTAGACATTGACTTATATTATGAAACTCAAGAAAATTTGACAATAGCTAGTAATCATGGTAATAAGAACCTATTGTCGTATTATAATTGTATTAGCTTTGAAAATGGTGTTGAGGGTGTTACAATAAGAGATGACTTTAATGCTCCCCCTGTTGGTAAAGGAGTTAGAGTTTCAACAATATTTGAAGATAATTATCAAGAAGAAGTAGTTTCTAATGGTTTAATATTTTCTCAAATATATAATGGGAAAACAAATGTTAATAGGTTAAATCAATTTATTATAGCTGAAAATATTACAAAACAGCTTAATCCTGATTATGGCAGTGTACAGCTATTACACACAAGACATAATGATATAATAGCTTATTGTGAAAATAAAGTTGTAAAAATATTAACTAATAAAGACGCTTTATTTAATGCTGATGGTAATGCTAATATAACATCAAATAATGCTGTTTTAGGGCAAGCAATACCTTATAATTCAAATTTTGGTATAAGTACAAATCCAGAGAGCTTTGCTTTTTATACACATAGATCATATTTTACAGATAGAAAAAATGGTGTAGTTGTAAGACATTCTATGGATGGGATGGAAGCTATATCAGATTATGGAATGAAAGGCTTCTTTAGAGACGCATTACCGGCAAATACTGGATATATGGTAGGCTCTTATGACATTAGAAAACATCAATATAATATTAGTACTCACCCTACAAATGCGAATAGTACTGTTTCTTTTTCTGAATCAATAAATGGATGGACTAGTAAAAAGTCTTTTATACCTGAGGCTGGAGGAAGTATACAAAATAAATATTTTACTTTTAAAAATGGTCATATATATGAACATCATGTTGGAAGTGTTTGTAATTTTTATGGTTCAAAAGTAACACCATATGTAGAGGTTATTTTGAATGAAGCTCCTGCTAATATGAAAAATTTTAGAACATTAAATTATGAAGGAGATGGAGGGTGGACATGCCCTAGTATAGTTACCGACCAACAAGATGGAGCAGTAGATTCATTTGTAAATAAAGAAAATAAATATTTTAACTACATAAGAGGTAAAGGAGAGACTGTATCTGATATAGATTTTAAAGCTTTAAATGTACAAGGTATTGGTGTATATAATACTGTTACAGGTAATTCAGGTAATACAATTACATATAGTTTTACAAATAATGTACCACAAGATTTACAAAAAGGTGATACATTATATTTTATACACCCAACTGGAAGCGTTGTTACAGCAGTTGGAGCCGTAACAGCTGTTACATCCACATCAGTTACCGCTTCATATTCAACAGTACCACCTATAAGCGGATCATTTGCTAAATATTTTGTATTCTATGTTAAAAATGCAAGATGGGAAACAAGTGGGTTATTAGGTTACCACGCAACTGTAAAGATGCAAAACACATCAAATGCGGTTAAAGAAATATATGCTGTTGGAAGTGAAATTAGTATGAGTAGTTAATACGTAATAATAAATATATAAAAATATATAATGGAAAGTATAGTAGAAATATCAAAATTAATAATAGAAGCACCTTCAGGAGGAATGAATTGGGCGGTTGTACCAGCGGTAGCACCAGCAGTAGCTGCAGCAGGTATACAAGCGGCTGGTCAAGCAGTAGGTGGTCTTATAAAATTTGGAGCTAGTTTATTTGGAGGCGGTAAAAGAAGACGTGAACAAAGAAGAGCAGCTAAAGAAATGCAACAAGAAAAACAAGCATTTAGAGATATGGATATAAGCAATCCATATAAAAATATTACTAACCCATATTCAAACTTAACGGTTAGTACACAAGCAGCTGATTTTGCAGCACAACAAAGTGCGCAAGGCGCGGCAAATATTATGAGTAGTATGGCTGCTTCTGCTGGTGGTGGTGGAGTTGCAGCATTAGCACAAGCGATGGCTAATACACAAGCACAACAAGCACAAACTGCTTCAGCAAGTATAGCCCAACAAGAACAAAGAAACGCAATGATGGGTGCACAAGGTGAACAACAAAGACAAGCAGCTATTGCAGGCGGAGAGCAACAAGCCCAAAAAATGAATTACGAAAGACAAAGCACTTTATTAGGTATGGCTCAACAAAGAAAAGCAGCTGCTGATCAAGCGAGAAAAGATGCAACCGCTGCTACAGTTGGAGGATTAACAGATATGGCAGCCGGAGTAGGAGGAGCGCTCGCTGCTAATAAAATATCTGGAGGTAAACTTTTTTAAATAATAAATTATGTCAGATAAAAACTTAATATTAGGAGCAAGATTAGCAGCAGGCGGTTTTAATACAGGCTTAGTAGATACTATAGATAAAAGTATACAAAAGACTACTAAAAGTATAATGGACATGGTTAAGCACCAGGCAGAACATAGAGCTGAAATAGATAGAAGAGCTTTTAATATACTTAATAAATTTCCCGAAGAAATAAATTTTTCTAAATTAGATAATACAACAAGAGAATCTTTAATTCCTTGGGCATTTGATAATAAAAGTAAATTTTATGAATTAGGTAATTTATTAGCTGAAGCCACACCAGGTTCTCAAGAATTTATGAATATTCAAAACCAATTAAGTGGTATTAGTCAATCATATAATAATGTAAATGACAATTTACTTTGGATTCAATCTAGACGTAAAGAATATTCTGAAAACCATCATAGAATATCTAAAGGTTTTGACGCTGGTAAAAAAGGAGCATTAGATAATATATTATTACCTGACGAGCTTGATTATACAGTTGAATATGATAATTTTGGCAATCCAACATATATAACAACTCATGAAAATAAAGAATATAGATTTACTAAAAAAGACTTTGATTGGTTTGAACAAGATGATGAATATTCAAATTTAATTGGTCAATATTATTCAAACGCAGAAGCAAATGGAATTAAAGGTATTGATTATTCAAATGACGCTTTTTCACTTACTGTAGGTAATATTGAAAGAGAAGTAAGACAGTTAATTGAAAAGGGAGGTGATGAAAGAATATTATCTATATTGTATGATGATATGTTTGCTAGCTCTTTTACTGATGATGACAGAGCTCTATATATTTCAAATCCAGAATTAGCAAAAGAAGCTATTATTAAAAAGACTGTTGATGCTATTAAAAGTGGTAACGCAGCTTCCTATAAAATATGGAAAGCTCAACAAGAACTAGAGACTAAGGAACTTCCTTTTGGGCAATCTCTTAGGGATGATATAGCGGTTACTGAAAATACATATAACCAGGCTCTAGATTTTTCAGGGGTTACAGGTAAAAGAAAAAACTTTAATGTACAACAAATAAAAAATGATCTAATAAAAGCAGCAGGTATAAATTCCAAAGCAAGAATACTAACAAAAAAAGAATTTGTATCAACATTAATAAACCAAGATAAAAATGATAGTATAAAAACCGAGGAAGATGTATGGGAGAATTTTGATCAGGCTGAACTATATATAGATCCAAGGGGTGATGGTAGTTTTACAGCTATCCCTTATAGTATAGGTGACGCAAACGGTTTATTTAATTTATATATGGATATGGCTGAAATGTCTGCAGATGCAAAAGCCTATTGGAAAACTTTATTTAGTCAATCATATAGAAAACCTAAAGATTTACCAGGATTAAGCGATAATCCAACTGGAAAAGAATTTTACGGATTTTAAAATAAAATAATATGCCAGATTATAAATTTGACGGGGTAATTTATAGTGAAGATGATATTGCAAAAGCAGCGGGAAATCTTAACTTGTCAATAAATGATTACCTTAAAAAACATCCTGATGTAACAACAGTTAATACAGAGACAGATAGTAATTTTGCAGAAAATTTTACAACCGCTATTCCAGAAGGAGCTATTCAAAATGTTAAAGAAGAAAAAGAAGGTGTTAAAGATAGATTAGGTGAAAATTTTAAATTTATATCAAATACATTTAAAACAGCTTTAGGGTTTGTTCCAGGTGTTCAAAAAGTTAGTTCATTTTTACCGGTTGAAGGTATATTAGAATCAGTAGATCCAGCACTTAAAGAAGCTAAATTAAATCAAGTAATATTTAAAAGGCTATATGGAAAATCAAAAGATCAAATATCTGATGAAGATTTTCAAATATTTTTACAAGCCGGTAAAGAATATAGCGAATCATTAGAAGGTATGAAGGCTTTTAATAAATGGAGCGATGAATATGACAAAGTTGTAGAAAATGGTGGCAATCCTTTTGAAGCAACTTTATTGGCAACTGCAAGAGAAGGTATTACAGGTTTATCGTCACAAGTTTTTAAATCTATTATTGGTAGTGGAGTTTCAACAGTTACACAAGGTGCTGGGATTACAGAAGCTGTTGCGGGCGCAGGTTTAGCAACAGGGCTTGGGCAAGTTGGTCCTTTAGCGGTACTTCCTGAAGAATTAGTTTCTATACCTTTAATGACTTTTGCTGGATATAGTAAAGGGTCTGCCGAGTACATGGAAAAAATGCTTTCATATTATACTCAGATTCAAGATGCTTTATTAGAAGATGGTAAAGAAATGAATTTAGAAAACCTAAGAGAATTATTTAATGATGAGGATAAAGTAAAAAATATTGAAAGAAAATCAGCCTTAAGAGGCGAAACAATTGGATGGGTTGAAGGTATAGGGTCTTTAATAGGATTTAGAGGAATGAGGGCCGCTAGTACTGCGACTAGAAAATCTCTTTTTGGTACTACAAACAAAACTGTAAAAGCATTAGGCGGTAGTAAAGCTATATCGAATGTTGCAGGTGCAACCACAGGTGGTATGGTAGAAATGGCAGCTGGAGCTGGTGGTGAAGCATTAGGATTAATTGCTGAAGAAAAACCATTAGATGCTAAAGAAATAATATTAGAAGGTATATCAGGCCCTTTTAGTGCTGCTCCTGTTCAAATTATAAAGCAAGCCACTTCAACAGGTGGATTTAAATCATCAATATACAAAATAAATGGCGAGGTCGTTAGTGAAGAAAAAATAAAAGAGTATTTAGAAATAGCTCCTGAAGACATAGGCGATATGAGTTTAGAAGCTGAAAACGACCCTTTTGTTCAAAATTTAATTAACGAACAACAAATAAAAGCTGGCTTAGCAGCTGAAATAAATGCTAGAGTAACAGACCCAGTGGATAGAGCTGCATTATTAGAATTAGAATTTGAAAAATTAAAATATTTAAATTCTAAAACAACTATGGGCAAAAATACTCTTAGGGGTATTCAATCAGAAATTGACGCAATTGCTGATAAATATGCTAAAGTTGGTAGAAAATCTAAGGCAACATTAGATATAGAGTCTAAACAACAACAACTTAAACAAGACATCGGTAAAAGAAATATAGCCGCTACAAAAAGATTTGTAGAAACGCAAGGTAAAACTTTTGGTTTAGAAACTGAAAGCTATGCAGATGAAACAGCAATATTAAAAAGATTAAAAGAATTAGGTGTATCTAAAAAGAATATAAATAAATATTCTAAAGCATCAAATGAAGTTGGAGGATTTATAATAGGTAAAAAAATATTTATTAATGAAGATGTAGCTTCAAAAACAGAACAAGTAAATGTAGGTGGTCACGAATTATTACATGGTATATTAAATAATGTAATAGGTAATTCTAAAGAACAAGCTGAATTGGTAGCTAAATTTAAAAAAGTACTAACTAAAAATCAAAAAGATAAAGTACAAGAAAGATTAAATGATAATTACGACGTAGAAGCACACGATAGAGAATATATTACTGCATTTGCAGACTTAATAAGGGAAAAAGAAATAAGTTTTGATGATGGTGTAATGAATCGTTTAGGCAATATAATTTCTGATGTATTTAAATTTGCAGGATTCAAAAAAATTAGTTTTAAAAACGGTAGAGGTGTTTATAATTTTTTAAGAGAGTACAATAAGGGTATTGAAAAAGGTGAGCTTAGCGAAAACATAACCAGCTTATTTGATCCCTCTAAAGTACCTTCTAATAAAGAATTAATTGAATCAAAAAAGAAAGCAGAAAAAACGCCTGAAAAATCATTACAAGAATTAGCAGAAGAATATCAAGCTGAAAATAGTGAAAACGTAGTTGACTTTGTAAATCAATATTATAGATTTGGTTTAGCTATGATGGGATATGATATATCTAAAAAAGACTTAGTTGGTGTTGATAAAGCTAAAGGATTTTTAACAGATGTTTTTAACAGTATATTAACAAATTACAAACAAACAGATCCTGAAACTGGTGCAAAACAAAAGTTTACTACATACGCTGGTGATATTATAAGAAAAAGAGGTAAAGGATTTTTTAAAGCAGAATTAAGTAAATTAGAAGGTAGAATCAGTCTTTCTGATGAAAGAACAAAAGAATTAAAAAACGTAGAGTCAGAAATTGAAGAAGTTGTACCTACTATTGATCCTATTCTTGATATAATTACTTTTGATGAAAATCTAACTGTAGAAGAACAAAATGAATTAATACAGGAAATTGAAGATGAATATGCAGCTAATTTAGATAAAGTAGATTTAACTAATTATAAAACAGCAAAAGACGCATCGCCATCAACAACACAAAAAATATTTGGCGAAACAGCTGAACAAGAATTAAAAACTTTTGAAGAAAAAGCGGAAACAATATATAATTTATTTCCTGAAAACCAAAGAAGATTAACAATAAAAGGTAGTACTAAGTCAGCAACTGGTTTAAAACCCGTTATAAGAAATAACTTTTATGTTAAAGGAGGAAGAGCAGACATGACAGCGGGTACTGCAGCTGGTAATCCTATACAAGCAAAAATTCCTTTTGATAAATTTATACCTTCATTAGAAAAATTTGATTCTAAAGACCATGGCAAAACTATTGAGCAAAAATTTGGGGAGTTGGCTGGAACTAAGGGTCCTAAAAATAGAAATCAAAAAACATTTAGAGATGCTGTTAAAGCTGAAATAGGTAAAGCTATAACATTATATGTTGCTAGAAAAAGAGAAAGCAACCAAAAAATTATTGATGAAATGGCGGATGGAAAATCCCCAATGAGTTTTTCAAGAAGAGGTAAAATTACAATTGCTAAAGGCAAGAAGAATGAGGCAATGTTTAGTAATGATACTAAACAAACGAACAAGCAAATATTTAATAAGCATGTAAAAGATGGTTGGTATGAAATTACTGATAGAAAAGGAATAGAAAAATATATTGCAGATGTAAAAACAATATTAGAAGTTGGTAACTGGCCAGATGGTTTTTGGGGAACTGATATGTGGAGTAGAGGGCCACATTTAAAAAGTTTAAGTAGAGCGGATAAAGATTATTTAAGAGCAGAGCTTAAAAAAATTGAAGGATTAAAACCATTAAGAGGGAATGATAAATATATAAAAACCAAACCAACTAATCAATTTGGCAAAACAGGCACAGAAGTAAGAAAAAAGGCAACTAAAAGTGCTGTTAAAAAATATAATGATAGAAACTTAAGTAATTTTGACACCATGTGGAATGAAATTGTCAAAGTTGTTAGAGAAAACCCTAAATTAGCTGTTGCTTTTTTCCATATGCTTGAAAATACGCAAAAGAATTTAAATCATTATCATAGATTAGGGGCTGAATTGTTATATATAGATAAAAAAACAAAAGGGCCTATAGTTTTTGAACATGCTTTAACTCAGGTAAGTGCTTTTAGATATTTGATGGATTCCGCTTTAGATACAAAAAGAAACTGGGAAACTGATTTTAAAGCATTAAAAGATAATTATAAACTTATAGCTGTATCAAAAGTTAATAATGAAATGCTTGGTAAAGCTGGATTATCACAACAAATGTCTATAGAAGACGTTTGGAATATAAGTGAAGATTATTGGTGGCAAAGATATTTTAACTATGTTATTGCTCAAATAGTTGATAATGATGGTAACTTTGGTATAAATCCTAATAATTTAATTAATCCTCAGACGGGTAAAACTTTAATGCAAGAATTAAATGTTGATATAAATGGGGAAATTATTAATGAAAATTTATTTAATCAACAACAAAAAGCAAAAAAGATTTCTTTAGATTTTTCTAGACGTAAGAAAAAACCAGTTCTTTCAAAAGCTGATAAATTAGATGCCGAAGTTGATGCAATAAAAAAGAAAAAGTACAGCGGTAAAAATCTTAAATTAGAATTAAATAGAATGTTGGAAAATAAAAAAGGCACACCAACACAAAAAAGAGTTACAAAAGCTGAAGCAACAATAAGAGGAGAAAAAGCACAAAAAGACACTAACTTTTTTAAAAATTTATTTGTATACCCAGAGGCAAGAGATTTTACAGGATTAATATACAGCTTTTTTGGCAAAGCAAGAGAAGGCGAAGCACAAAAAGCATGGTATAAAGAAAATTTTGATGATGTTTTTAATGAAGCATTAACTAAGCTTTCAACTGCGAGAGTAAGAATTTTGGCGGATTATAAGGCATTAATAAATTCATTACCAACAATTAAACCTAGGCGTAATAAATTTGGTTTAATAGACAACCCTTTAAATGAAAAAATTGAAAAAGGTTCTATTTATACAAAAGAAATGGCCGTGAGGGCTTATATGTGGACAAAATTAAAAATGAAAGTGCCTAGTATAACTAAAACAGATTTAAAAAAGATGCTGGCGCATGTTAAAAATAATCCTGAACTAGAAATACTTGCCAATAAAACTTTAGAACTAAGAAGATCAAAAGGCTATATAAAGCCAAATGATGCGTGGATTTCGGGAACTATAAAATATGATTTACAAACAAATATAGCTCAAACAATAAGAGCTGAGGTTTTAAAAAAATGGGATGAAAATATTAAAGCTACATTTGATCAAGATACTTTAAATAAAATAGAGATGCTCTATGGAAAAACTTTTTTAGTTGCTTTAAAAGATAGTATCAGCAGAATGAGAACCGGTATAAATAGGAGAAAAGATGCTCCTAAATATATTAGTGAGTTTGCGGACTGGTGGACTAATAGTGTGGGTGTTACTATGTTTATTAACATCAGATCTGCTCTATTACAGGGTATATCATTTGCTAACTTTATTAATTATAGTGACAATAATATTTATGCGGCAACTAAAGCTTTTGCAAACCAAAAGCAATTTTGGAAAGATTTTATGTTTTTATTTAATTCTGATTATTTAGTAGATAGAAGAGGTGGATTAAGATTAGATATAAATGAAGCTGATCTTGTGGCTGCTGCTAAAAGAAATGGGCCTCAAGGTGTGATTGCAAAAATATTAAAAGCTGGGTTTTTACCTACACAATTTATGGATAGTTTTGCAATATCTTTAGGTGGTGGTACATTTTATAGAAACAGAATAAAAACATATTTAAGGAGAGGTTTAGATCAAAAAGAAGCTGAAAAAAGAGCTTTTAAAGATTTTAGAGCAACAGCAGAAGAATCACAACAATCAAGTAATCCAGATAAAATTAGTATGGAACAATCTGGTTCATTAGGTCGTGTAATATTAGCATATGCAAATACTCCACAACAGTATTATAGAATAAAAGTAAAATTAATTAGAGATATAATTAATAAGCGTAGAATACAAGGTTTAACTTTAAATGAAAGTAGAGCAGTACAATTTAGTAGGATAACATATTATTTAGCTATTCAAAACTTTATATTTAACAGCATGCAACAAGCCTTGTTTGCACTTATGTTTGACGAATGGGATGAAGATGAGGAAAAAAATAAGTATTTTGATGTTAGTA